TATTGGCTGACGCTACTGTTGTTGACGTTGCAAACACAACTGTAAACAGCGGAAACGTATTGGCTCAGCTTGCACTTATCTTTGCTGCTGCTCCAGCATCAATCATCCGCAAGAAAGCTGACCTTCGTTTGTATGTTTCAACAAACATCGCTAACGCATACGAATTGGCTGCTGCTGCTGGTAACACCATGACATATGTAACGACTCCACTTGCCTTGACTTACCTTGGTGTGAAAGTTGTTGTTTGTGAAGGTATGCCAAACGACCACGCTGTACTTTGTTTGAAAGATTCACTTTTATATGCATTCGATGCTGAAGGTGATGACAAAGCATTGAAAGCTGTCAACCTTTCTGACACTGTTGCTGAGCCGTACATCCGTACTCGTGCAAATATGAAAGTTGGTTTCCACCACGTTAATGGTGCGCAAATCGTTCTTTATTCATAGGATTCCTTTGAGGGGATGAAATACTCCCCTCTTTTTTTTAACTGATTAAAATTTTTCATTTATGTCATGTAGTGCACTCGAGTCAATTGTGAAATCATGCGACAACAATACAGGTGGTATTGAAAAGATTTGGATTAATCAGCAAGACAACATCAGTGGTATCACATTAGACAATACCAATACCTGGACAATCGATGCAATTACCTTAGTTGGTGGTGCTCCTGATTTCACAGCATTTGACATCCGTAGAAATACGGGTTCATATACTGAGGAAGCAGCGATTGACCTTATCAATGGTTCATCTTATGTGACTGCTGTCATCAACCTTATGTTCCACCGAAGAGACCAGGACAAATCTCAAGCAATCAAAATCTTGGGTGCCGGTCAACAATACTTGGTGGCAATTGTTAAGGATATGAACGGCAAATATTGGTACTTCCCACAACTCCAACTCACCGCAACAGGTGAAGGTTCAGGAGTGACTCGTGCGGATGGTTCTAAATATTCCGTCACCTTGACCTCGGAAGTTGAATTTCTTGCTTATGAAATCGAACCAGCTGCTGTTACAGCAGTAATCTAACAACTTTTTTCTGTTCATAGTTGTGAAGCCATCCTTAGGGGTGGCTTTTTTTGTGAACAAAATTTGACCTAATTGCAACATAAAGTAATGATATACATCAATAAGGGTGAGGTGAATAGTATTGTCGTGACACTGTCAGAGGTGTCAACGCTGCCTTCACCATATTATTTGTTCGTTTTTCAGAACGAAATGAACCCAACATCCGACCCAATTCTCTTCACCAACACCGATGAGTCACCATATCCTGAGAGATTCAATCTCTTTTACCTGGATGAACCAATCGATGTGGAACTAATGAAGGGACAATACTCATACAGCGTGTATGAATCAACCATACCACCAACTGAAATCAGTGACACCACAGGAGTGGTCATTGAAGAGGGCAGAATGGTTGTCAGTGGCGCATCAGTTTCATCAATTTACGATTAACACATGGCTTGGTACGATATATTCAAAGCAAAAAAAGAGGAAGCAGTTGAGATGATTTCATCAAATTACGATGCTTTCAGCACACCATTCTTGAAAGTTGGTGGTGCAAACCTGTCACTCCCATATGTCAATGGTCGATACACTACCGCCAACCAAATCAGATTTGGTCAGGATGATATGTATCCTCAGTTGCTCAATCAAATGGTGTACAGCTCACCACTTCATGGTGCCATCGTGGACTACAAAACCAATGCAGTCATTGGTGGTGGATTCGAACTCAAGACAACCAATGCAACACCGAAAGACCTCCTCGAGTTATATACATTCGAGAAAAAAATCAAGCTCAAAAAGACAGCTCGAATCACAACCGAGCAATTGATTGTACATAACCGAGTGTACTTCCGTTTGTTTTTCGATGACAAGATGAAGATGACCAGGGCTGAGAATGTCTCACCCGAGAAGGTCAGAAAGGGTCGACAAAAGAATCAGTACTTCATTTGTGAAGATTGGTCGACTCGAATCGACATCCAAGAAATCAAGAGACATCATCCATCATGCACTGATCGTGAGCAGCTTTTTGTTTACGAGGTCGAGTGCTTAGGGCAAGATTGGTATCCGCTGCCGAAGTACAGCTCCGCACTTAACTTTGCATTTTTGTCGGGCGAGTTAAGTTTCTTTGCAAAGAGTAACATTCAGAACAGCATCTTCCCATCGTTTGCAATCATGTTCCCTAAACGCCCACAAAGCGAAGAGGAGAAAAATGTTCTGCGTCAGACCATCGACAAACTTAAAGGCGCTCAGAACGCTGGCAAGACTGCCGCATTTTTTGCCAACTCAGCAGAGCAGTTGCCGAAGATTGAGAGCCTACCAACCAACTCGAATGACAAACTCTTCCAGGAAGCAAGTGGATTGAACACTGAGCAAATTTGTTTTGCCCATACCATCGACCCGATACTCATGGGTGTGCGCACCACAGGCTCACTCGGTTCAGGTTCTGATATCAAACAAGCATACGTCATCTTTGAAAAGAATGTCGTGATGCCACTCAGAGAGCAAGTGCAAGATATCTTCAACGAAATACTTCACATCGCCAAGTTGAGCGTGGCAGAGTTTAGAATCAACAACTTTCAAATCATCAATGAATCAATCGTTGAAATCGAGGGCGATGCTTCCAAGACATCTGATGCGCTCAATGCAATGAGTCCATTGGTGGCAACCAAGGTCCTCGAGCAAATGACTGTTAATGAGGTCAGAGCACTCGCATCACTTTCACCAATTGAAGGCGGTGATGTAACTCAATCACAAGCCGCTGCTTTAGCACAACCACAAACACCACAATTCTGATGTTGTACTTTATCACTGAAAACTATCTCAAGACCAACACACCCATCACAGCCAATGTGGATGTGACTGATGTGTTCCCATACGTTGCAACTCAAGCACAGCTCAGAGTGATGCCGATACTTGGTACCGTATTCTACAACCATTTGCTTGAGGCATATAATGACCAAACACTTACACCTGAGGAAGAGACACTTGTCACATTCATTCAACCTGTCATTGCATGGCGCTCGGCTGAGGATGCTGTATTTGGGTTGACATATCAGCTCAAGAACAAAGGACTCCAAACTCAATTTGGTGACAACTCCTCCAGTGTTAGTCGCTCTGAGGTCGCATTCGGCATGGAACACTATGCTCAAAAGGCTTCATTCTTTGAGATGCGCCTCATCAGATACCTGGTCAAGAACCGAGCTGAATATCCTATCTTCATCAGCCATGAGAATCGTGACACTGACCTTCGACCACAAATCGAATGCAATCAGTGCATCGGTGATTGCTTCATGGATGGTACATGGAATTGTGGATATCCACGCAACAACGGATACAACAATCAAATTCTCGTCATCTGATGAAACACACTACACTCGCAATCTTCGCATCATTGTTCACAGTACTCGCCCCGGTTCAGCCATTGGTATTGGTTGCCATCCTCGCCATATTCATTGACACCATTTTCGGAGTTTGGCGCTCAGTTAAAAAAAATGGATGGACATCATTTAAATCACGCAGATTGAGCGATACACTCGGCAAGGCTGCCTTGTATTCGGGTGGCATTGTGTTTACCTTCCTCATTGAGAAGTTCATTGCTGGTGACATCATCGCCAACTTCATTGCTGTTGAATTAATCATGACTAAATTTGTTGCGTTCTTTTGCGTAGTGGTTGAGGTTAAGAGCATCAACGAAAGCTATGAAAGCGTAACAGGAAAAAACATCCTCGCAGCAATGCGCAAATTTGTAACCAGGTCCAAAGCAGAACTTGACAACTGGAAGTAATGGTCAGAAAGTACACCGACAAAGAACTCCTTGAGAGAGTCAAATCACTTGACAATTATATCGGTGTGCCATCGGGTCATTGGATTCTTGGTGTACGATCTAATGAGGATTCAGTAAACAAATTTGATGACAAATTTTATCTGTTCAGAGGTGAGCTTTTCATCGAAGTGTCATCTGGCACAACCAATCCAGGACAACCAACACTCAAGCAGTTCGAAAAGGTGAACAAAGCTGGTGCCGCTGTACTCAAATCAGAGCAGTGGTACTATGATGTGTGGAAGTATGGCAGACATCAAGGCAAAGTGGAAGCACTCCTCCAGCTCGGTACTCCAGTGCAAGTGTATAGAGATACCGACAAGGATGACAAGTCAGAAG